AAGTTGTTGTTTTGTATTTCTTATAATCGCCCACCTCGATTTACGAATACCCTTTTCGTTTTTTTTCTGTGCCAATGCTCGTCTAAAGACTTCGACACAACACGCCACCGACTTTCCACTTCCAACTGGACCACGCAGTCCTCTAAAGAACGAGTCATTTTTCATAAACTCCTTTAATACTTCACCATCAGGTTTGTACTTAAATGTTGTCAATGTTGTTATCTTTACCAGCTTTTATAAGTTGTTCAACTGTAGCTGGACCTATTGTTGCAATTAATTTATCAGCTTCCCTATCAGATTTATGTTCATCAGGTACATACTGTAAATGTATTTTCTTAACAATGGTTCTTAATAATCGTCTTTCCTCAGGCTTTAGTATGTGTAAAAAACTCATAGTTGTCCTGTTCGTTTTTGATAAAATAAATATCCTAGCCACATTATCACAGCACCAACCAATGTACAGAGAAATATAACACCAGCTATATTCAATACTCTTGCTCTCATTTCTTGTTGTGCATACAACTGTTCTTGTCTTTGCTTTCTTATCTTGGCTTGCATCTTCAATAAATCAGACCATGCGTTAGGACCATGCGTTAGATTTATCCAGTTACGCAGTTCTTCTTCCATAGCTTCTGCTTTTTTTTTCGCAGCAAATGCATCCATTGCTTCCTGTTCAACACTTGAACCAGCAAATAATTTTTTAAACAAAGGTGGGTTCTTGGACATCTTCTCTGCATGGTTGACATCAGAAACAGCACCCATCCATCTTCCAATGTCACCATACATTGACTCCACATCCTTCCCCATCTGGAAGCCTTTTTTTATTAGGTTGAAGGCTGTTGAAGCTGTTGCAAGAGCAGTTACTGGGTCCACAATTATCCCAGCAGTGATCGTATCTGCGACATGATACCAGTAAAACCACTCTTCTGTCGTCGTTTTCTTTTTCTTGAAAGTTCAGTAAGTAAAGTTGGTTCTATTTTTTCTCCAGTAACTAAGTCTAGTTTTGTTTCTTGTGGATTGTCTAATCTGTTAACAATTCCAACTTGCTCTTGTTGAAATGGTGTAAGACCTTTTCTTGTAAAACCTTTTGGTCCAGCCCTATCAGGTGTCATATCTATCAAAGAACCTTTACGACTGAAACCTTTTGGTCCACCAGTTTTAACTGCTCTTGAATCTTGTACTCTTACAGATTGTGGGTCTGTGATAGCTTTGATTCTTGTTTCTTTACTAGCAAGTGTTGATCCAGTAATAGGGTCTTTATAAATAGTACCACTTTTTATCTGTCCACCTTTCAGTGTAAACTTTGTCGGACTCTTTGGCTTAGAAAGGGGTGGTGACATTTTTACTGGCTGGTTAGCTTCAACTACTTTTCTTGTAGTCTTTGGACCACTAGCTTTTGATACTACTGTCTGTATCTTCTTTGCATTGTCTGCACCTCTAACTGGTGAACCAACTGTACTAACTTGTTTGCTTTTAAGATTAGTGTTAGACTTAGCCTTTTGATTAGCTATAGCTTGTCTCTGTCGTTTTCTCTCTTGCCTTTCTCTTTCTCTTTGGTCAGACCTAGATTCTTGTGCTGGTCTTGCTTTTCTATCTCTTTCTCTTTGCTTTGCTTTGTATACTCCTCTTGGTGGCATTAGAAACCCTCCTTTTCAAGTCTTGTTAAAATTTTATTCTCAAGTTTTTTAGCACTAACTGCTTCACCCTCAGGTATATCCCAGTTAATAGTTCTTGTTGCTCCTGAGTCATCACCAAGCATTAAACCACCAACTGCGTGTAAACCACTGTAGAAGTTTCCTTGACGAATATTATCAAACACATCTCTCTTAAATGAAACACCACCTTCTGCTTTTTCACCAGTAGACTTTAAATTTGGATTAAAGTCATAGATGTCTGTTACCTTGTAACCATCTTCTGTCCTGGTTACTATAAACTCTCCAAGAGTCATCTTAATGTTCATGCCATCACTGTTCTTAAAAAACTCTTTAGCAATTCCAAGAGTCGATAACTCATTAAAGTTCTTTAGATTAAAATAGTCATTTAAAGACTTGTAGTTGAAAGATTGTACTGTTCCCACATCAGCATCACCAAGCTGTTCATCAAGAAAGCTTTGTAAAGTATCAGTAGTTCTTTTACTATACACCTCTCTTAGCTTGACGTCGTCTCTATCCATAAATTCAGGTAACAAAGAGTTGTATAATGAACTTGTAAATAACTTTAGTGCTTCTCTCATACTTCGCTTATGTAAGAAAAAAATATATTAGGCAACGCACAAACCGAACCTCTGTGAAATAAATGCGAGTGAGGGGGAAGTAACAGTAACAGTACAACGTTTTTTAACCCCCCTACCTACTAAGTAAGATCGATCTGTACCTTAATTTCACCAGCGTGTAGATGCATATGTTTGTCTGGTGCTTTGAATCCAGCTCTATCAAGGATATCTTTACTTGCTTCAAGCTGGACATACTCACTTTTAGCACCGCTGGCTAGCTTAACAAGCTTTGCACTAGCTAACGTAGCATTAACACCCAATGATTCTGTTATTCGTTTCATCATGTACTCTTGCACATGAGGTAGTCGCAAAGCTTTGCTAGCCGTGACTCTCCCAGAGTCACCACTAGCGTAGCCAGCTTCTTGGCTGGCTTTAGCTATACTACAACCTTCTGCTACGAGTGTATCAACTAAAAGCATTTGTTTCTTTGTCAAAGGTCGACGACCATTGTCTAAATCTGAACTCATGACAACCCCCTAGTCCCCCTAATACTTCATCAAAATACTACTTGTCAACCTACAATTATAGGCTTGGCTTGCCAGGGCAAGCTAGTCTTATTGTTGGTTGCTAAGCCTAACCAAAGTTGCGTCATGATTAACAGAGCCACCTCTAAGGCAGACTAGGTTTGTGACCAAGCTTTCGCATCAATATCGTCGACTTCCTAACTTGTTCTAACAATTAGACGCCTTTGCTTTTTCGTGTGCCAACCTTTACCAACTAGAGGTTCTTATATACCTCAAGATCAGTGGTGTTTGACATCAAGGCGCTCCTTTCACTATTCTCCAACTACGGCAAGCATAGACATCTGAGGATGCCTAACATCCTGTCCAGAGCATATCACGCGTAGGAGTTTGTCACGAACCTCAGAGATATGACCAGTCTAACATTGTACACTGTCATCAGAAGTGAAGCACGCGTAAGACTCTATCTATTAATTATCTGAGACATGAGTGAAACTTCCACAATGCTAGTTTTTTAGTACTAAAAGGGCATACTAAAAACATAACTGCAATTTTAGAATCTAATAAGTTCTAAAGCATTTCGCACTTTTTTCAGACATTTTGAGTCTCCTATGTATTTGGCAAAAATGCAACCCTTTCGCGAGGATCATGCTGTCAACATCACATATCATTCGCACGCTTTCAAGTTTGTCCGTACCACCCATAGCCTAACTTGAAAGCGCGTTGATGTATGCTGTTCGCTAGTAATATGACTTACGTCATGGCGAACAGTAGCTTCTATGTACGAATGATATGTCATGCCGTCACCATGATGCGAAAGCATTACATTTTAACCAAATAAGGAGACTAGAAAATGTCTAAAAAAAGCACAAAATACAAGAACTTAGTAGATTCTAAAATCGCAGTTATTAACTACCATTCTGGAGATTCACTAACATATCTCAGAGAATCAATAGCTAGAGACGCGTGCTACACTTCTGCTAACAGCATACAATATAAGTCTGATCAAATCTCTGAGAACCGAGACAAACTTGCAGACCTACGCGAGACATACTCTGGACAGGAAGTCATCCATGTTCAGATGTCTAAACTAGCCTACGTCATTGGAGAACAGCAAAAGGAGCTTTCAGAACTTGATGACAGACACCAGGCTGATCTCGAGGTATATAAGAAATTAGTTGGTAAAGCTTGGACTCAAAATGCAAAGTCATCTAATTCCAAGAACAAGCTAGCGGAACTAGACGAGATTGATGCTTTATTGAAAGCTTAATCACAAACCAATTCTCCCTAAGAGGTGGTAATCATGCCACCTCTTTTTTTATGCTTATCAACCACTTACTGTATCAACAAGGAGGTACATATGTTCGAAATTATTATTACATTAACTTGTGGTCGTCGTCAAAAACTGTCATCTAAATATTACTATTTCAATCATGCTGTTAGACGTATGAACCACTACAAAAATTATCTATCAACAAAATCTAGATATTACCAAAACAAAATCAAATATATCGACATAAAATACAACCATCAATTCTGATATAACAAATCGCAAACGACGTAGCGTGTTGTTACAGCAGTAGCAATAGCCGTCGTCGTAATCATCAATAACAATTCAAATCAAGGAGAAAAAATGACACAAGAAAAAACACTAGATGATTTCACAATCTATGTAATGTATTGCCAAGACATGAATGATCTTAACTTTGATACCATGACAATGGAAAGATACATAAGATTATTCAATGCTGGTAAATTTGTAGATACTAAACACATAATTTTGCAAGACATAGAAGTTGCAAGAGCAATGTGTAGGATGAACGCATCATGAGTAGGATGGGTCAAATCAAACTAGCTGGATGGTTGAGCATACCATTATGTATTGCAATCATATATGTAATACACAGCTTTCCACAAATGTTTCCCTATCATGGCATATGGCAAATCGTTATAGCTGGGGTAGCATTAAATACAATAGTTCATTTAACAATAACAATTCCAAGATGGGAGAAAGACAATGAGCAAAGCAGATAAAATTGTTCAAATTATTATCAAAAAGATTGAAGACGGCATTGATAACAAATGGCAAATGCCCTGGCATAATCGAGACTTTAGATTTCCAATCAACACTGATGGCTATGAGTATCAAGGATTGAATTGCTTTTGGCTTTGGATGGTCAAAGATATGCGAGGTTATACCAGTAATCAATGGGGTACATATAACCAATGGAAACAAATTGGTGGTGATGTGGGAGGTCAGTCAGCAACTGCATACAATCAATACATATTGCAACCAAGAATCGGCACTGACGACGACGATAATGTATTCATCAAGGGCTTCAAGACTTGGGCTGTCTTCAATCGCGATCAAGTCAAAGGCTTACCTAAACTGCAATCAGAACAATCATTTGTTACAGAAGAAATGATAACTGATAAAGCGATCAAACAGCAGTGCATCAACTGGTTCGCAAACATACCAGCAACAATTCATACTGGTCACAACAAAGCCTGTTATGTTCCATCAAAAGATGAAATCCGTATGCCTGACTTTGATACATTCAGAACAGACATTGATTACTATTCTGTACTGGCACATGAGATTATACATTGGACAGGTGCGGACCAAAGACTAAACAGAAAGCTATCACAAGAAAGACAATCATATGCTTTTGAAGAATTGGTTGCTGAACTTGGCAGTGCATTGATAGCTGCAAATTTAAAGATCCAATCTAAACCAACAGACAATACAACTGCTTACCTCAAAGGCTGGTTACAAGCAGTTAAAAAGAAACCAAAGACACTATGGGATGCAATGTCTTTGGCTAAACACGCAGTCTCTTTTCTCAATGATTATCAACGCAAGAATATTGCAAAATCATTGCAGAAAAAGGTTGCATAATCTATTGCGTTCATGCAATAATATATAACACTTTGATAAATATAGAGGAGAATAACGAATGAATTTATCAAATAGCGAAGCCATGACGGCTGACAATATCTTAAATCAAATAGCAAACAAAGTTGTTGACTCAATGAAAACTGAGTTTGGTAACTCACCTATCGAATGTCTTAGGTTTATTCAAAGTCTAAGAGATAGAGGTATTGAGATTACAAACTCAAGTCCAATCGGTGTGTTTGAAGTTGAATGTAACAATATACTTGATGCTCTTGCTGAAGAAGCTGAAGCAAAAGCAATCATGGCAAATAAAGATGGAGGTTACTAATGGGTAAAGTCGTCGACATAGGTGCTAAAGAAACCTTAAAAGAAATATCTGTAAGTCTTAATTGTAGGATCAAACTCAAGATATATCTTACAAGAGATAAGACTACACCAGGCTTTTACAAACTAGCTGAGAATGAGTTGGTCAATATCAACAGACTCATTGAAGATTACATGAAAGGTAATATGTACTCAGTTGAATCATTCCATTGGTATGTAGATCAGGAGGAAGTCAATGGTTGATTATACTAAACAAAGCGACATCAAAATTGAAGTCGTATGGGGTATGGATAACAACGACACCAGCGAATATCATTTCGAAAGCGAAAAAGAAATGACTGCTTTTGTTGATGGAATCAATGAAGCAATAGGCTGGCAAGATTGTGTTGTATGTGGTGATGGCTATGAATATTCATCAGCAGAAGAATACTTAAAGGAGATGGATGATGAATGAAATGATTAATGACATTCATAAATTACAATCTATACAAGACTCTGTTGATATGTTTTCAAGATCAACAATAAAGTCATTGATCCAAGATATGATTGATGAAAAAGAAAAAATTGTAAGTGACTATGAAAAGTCACTACAAAATAATTCTCAATGTCCATAAAATGTAGGATACCTATGGTGGTACTACCATTGAGATACACAACCAACACGGCTAACCCAAACAAGCCGTGTGGTTGTGTTCATTGCGTTAATGCAGTAAGGTGTGATTATGAATAGTTATATAGTTGAATTAATAAGAATATCTAGGAAGATAGATATATCTTTGATACAAGCATGGAAACACTCAGGCATTGATATGTCTACATATTATCGTGCAATCAATGGTGCTGAGTTAAAACACGCAACAGCTTTAAAGGTTGAAGATGCACTTTACTCATTACAAAAGGCCAGTAAAAATAACAGAGAACTGGCAAAAAATTATAAACGATTTAAAAAAATATCGAAATAAAAAAGGTATGAGCCAAGAAGCATTGGCTGGAGAAATGGGTATCGAACCAAGTCTAATGCAGAAGTGGGAAACATTTAAGAGAGTGCCATCAGGATTTATGTTTAGTTGCTGGCTTGATGCACTTGAATTAGGAATAACAATTCAAACTATTGGAGGTGCGAATGTCAAAAGAAAAGAACAAAGGAAGTTACCATGATAGATGGTGGGTAAATCGTTTTAATAGCTGGGGATGGAGTGCAAAGCGACAGCCATTATCAGGTGCATTAAAAGATTATCCAAGTGACATTGATTTAAGTGTCAAGATATTTGGAGATGGTAATTACATAACATCAATACAATTATTATGCGAAAGCAAATACAGACATAATGGTTTTGCTTTGATCTCAAAATATCTTGGGAAAAAAAATAATAATTATGATAACGATTTACTTTTGTTAAAGCAAAAGAATGGTGAAGCATTTCTTTGTTTCAATGTAAAGAATACAAAAGTATTACACCTGGTCAGATTTCAAACAGAGGAGAATGAAAATTGAGAGATACTTATAATGGTTTAACAAATAATTTTATTGAAGAACTTGAAGAGTTCTTGAATGAAAAGTTTGATGGCGAATGGGAAATGAACTTTCAAGTAGATGGTAGAGCAATCGATATAAGATTATTGATGTCACCAGAAGAGAGAGTCGTCGTCAAAAAAGGAAATGTAATTCAATTATTTCCTAAATAAAAAAACCCTCATGGAGAGGGGATACAATCCATGAGGGAATATTTAGTAGAGGATAACGAATAATCTATATGTACCAATACAAACCATACAATGTCAAGAGGTAAACGATATGAGTTTCAAAAGAGTCTCAGCAGTTATGGATATTGAACTATCAGATGGTCTTGCAAAGTGGGTACTTGTAACACTTGCGCATCATGAGAACAGCAATACTGGACACTGCTTTCCATCAATAGATAGGCTGGTAAAACTAACTGGTCTATCAAGAAGTACAGTAATCAGATGTTTGAAAAAGCTGGTTGATCTCAGGTTAATACACAAACATCCTGATCGTGGTAAGTGTAATCATTACGAATTTCTTTTTGAATACAAAGTCATCAGAAAGAACCAGTGTCAGAGTGACACTACACCAGTATCAGACAGACACCCTAATAGAGAAGTAATAAAGAAAGTCGTCGATACAGAACAGCAGAAAGATGTATGGAAACAATGGATGCCATCTGATACTGAGAAAGAAATCCTTAACAATGAATTTGGAGAGATAGATCATGCCAAAGAAATTATCAAGTATAAAAAATATTATGCCAACTCAACAATCGCAGTACCATTCAAGCACTACAGAAGCTGGTGTCAAAGAGTCGCAGAGTTCGCTGGAGTTAACAGAGAGGGAAAACAAGTATTACCTAGTGTCCAAACTGGAAGGAGGAAATCCAATCGCAATAGACAAAGAAGTTCGCTTGTCAGTGTTATTAGAACTATCAGGAATGATTGATATAGAAGAGTCTTATCAAGATGGTAAGATATCAGTTAACAGAATAGTCATACATTCAGATGACAAAGAGAAGTTACACCGTGCTTTGAAAGTATCAAAAGGTTATTCTACTACACTTGAAGATGATGATT